GTTACTAATGCTAAATTAACAGTATCTGGGACAACATCACTAGAAACAATATATACAGCACCGACTGGTACAGATTTTGACTTTGCCATTGTAGAATCTATCTTGGTATGTGACCACGGCAATCAACAAACAAACATAGATATATCAATATCTACTGGTGCATCTAACTTCTATATTTTTAAGCAACACAACATAACTGCGCATCAAACAGACGAGTTATTAGAAAATGATTTGGTCCTAACAGCTGGACAGGTTTTAAAAATACAAGTAACCCATGCAAACATTAACGTGATTGCAAGCTTGGTAGAATATGCAAAAGGCGATTAAAGAAAGCTGGCAAGAGGAATGGATAAGAACCAAACCTCTTATAGCAAAAGCGGTTAAACATCAAGATGCCTATACAATTGATGACATAGAAGATAAAATAAGAGAAGGAATATTCTTACTTTGGGCTAGCAATAACGCAGCATTTGTAACAGAGTTTGTAGTATTTCCACAGCACACCGCAATGAATTTACTTTTTTGTGGTGGTGACTATAAAGAGTTAGAGGCGATGTTGCCACACATAGAAGAGTACGCAAAGAAATGTGGAGTTAAAAGGCTCTACGGTGGTGGCAGAAAAGGATGGACAAGAAAGCTTAAACATCTTGGATTTGTAACAGAACATTTAATTAGAAAAGATTTATGAGTAAAGGAAAAACAAAAACAACTTCGCAAACCACAATGCCAGATTGGCAGATGGACTTGTTTAAAGACTATTATCAACAAGCCAAAGACGCAGCTGACATGCCATTCCAAGGATATACTGGTGATAGAATAGCTGGTTTATCTCCAGAAGAGCAACAAATGGGCGCAGGCATACAGGGTTTATTTGGTAGTGCCTTCGGTGGGTTTGATCCTACTGGACAGTTACAACAATTAGCTAGTCAACAAGCTCCACAGTTAGGCGATGTCCAATCTTTATTAGATGTAGATATTGGTGCATATCAATCACCATACCAACAACAAGTTATAGATCTAACTGAGCAAGATTTTGCTAGACGTAGAGATTTACAACAACAGCAAGCGCAAGATGTAGCAATGCGATCTGGTGCATTTGGTGGATCAAGAGGAACTATATACGAACAAGAAGCATTAAGACCATTACAAGAACAAGAGGCTAGAACAATTGCAGATTTAAGACAATCAGATTACCAGCAAGCATTAAGAGCTGCTGAGTCTGACATAGGAAGACAACAACAGATGGCTATGCTTGCACCAGAATTAGAGCTTAGAGGTAGACAACAACAAGCTGGACTCCTGGGCGGTTTATTGGGCGGACAACAACAAGCACTAGGATTACTTGGTGGTTATGGTGGTTTGGCCAGAGGATTAGAGCAACAAGGCAGAGACTTTGACTTCAGCGAGTTTATGAGACAACAACAATACCCAGCATATCAATTAGGATTGCTAGGACAAGGTTTAGGTATGATGCCAAAACTTATGGGTAGCACTGGTACTGAATCTTTCAGAGCAGCAAGCTTAGAAGATCTTGGCAACTTTTTGTATGGTGCTGGAGGCTCAGGAGCGTTTGGAAAATAACATGGCTATATTAAATTTACCCACATTTACAGAACAAGCAGAAAAAACTCCAGAAGAAAAATTATTGGAAAGTTTACAACAGGTGCAAGTTCAAAGACCTACCGCAGAGGTTCCTAGGTTTACTAGATACGGCAACAGAATGGCAGAGCGTGGTGGCTTTGATGTATTACCGCAAGAACAATTATCTGGAATGACGCAACAGCAAGTAGATGAATACGAAGCAGAAAGAAGAAAGGCTAGAGGTGCTGGTATATCTGAGACATTAATGAGAGTGGGACAAGCTTTTGCAGGTAAAGATGCTGATGCTGGTATTGTACGAAGACAGCAAGCGAGGCAAGCGCAAGCGCAACAGGCTGAGCAAGAAAGATTGATGCAACAATTAGCGCAAGACCCAAGATATGCTGATATGATTAAGTTATATCGTGCTGGTTTAGATCCTAGTGCATTTACTCCTAAAGTAACTAAAGGACCAACATCTTGGGAAGAATATTTAAGAGCCTCTAAAGATCCAGAATATAGAAAATATTTAGAAGAACAAGAAGAAGCAGGTGCAACTAAGATAGATTTTGCAGATAAAGGATTTGCAGCACTAGGTCCTAAAAAATACGAAGAAAGATTAAATTTAGCAACATCAGCACAAGCATCAAATGTAAATTTAGATAACTTAGAAAATATTATTAATCAAGGATTGCAAACTGGTTTTGGTGCAGAATTAGGTTTAACTCTTAACAGAATAGGGCAAGCAATAGTCGGCCCTACTTATGAAGCTGGAAAAATTGCTGGAGCAGAATCTTTTGCGGCTGGTGCTAATCAAGTAATTCTCCCCTTGGTAAAAGATTTGGGTGTAAACCCAACAGACAAAGATTTAGATTTCGTTGTAAAAGGCTCGCCAGAATTATCAAAATCTGTTGAAGGAAATAAGTTAATGCTGAAAGCCTTAAAGCTAGCAAATACTAGAAAGATAGACGCGCATAATTTTGATAATGCATTTTATACAAATCCAGTAAATGCTGGTAAAACAGAAATAGATAGAAACGTAGCATTTCAAATCCACATGGCTAATAATCCCCAAATATATAGTTCACAACCATTGGTTGAAGAATATAACAATTTGCTTGAAAAAGAGGCTTTACAAAAATTACAATCTGGTGAAATAATTTCTGTTGACCAGGATGAGTTGCCAGAGGGATTCTAATGAAACCTGGAGACATAATACAAACCAAGAAAGGGCCAGCTTTATATTTGGGCGGAGACACCAAAGATAAGAATAATTATAAGTTTGCTGTAACCTCTGGTCTTGGTGCAGCAGCTGGGCAGGGTTTAACTTTTAGATTCTTAGATGAAATTGTTGGTACTGCTAGGGGTATATTGCCTGGTGGTATTACACCACAACAAGGTAGAGAATTAGAAAGAAAATCATTTGAAAAAGTACAAAAAGAACAACCAGTAGCGGCATTAGCCGCAGAAGTTGGCGGAGCTGCTTTGCCTGCTTTTTTATCTTTTGGAGCTACAGCTCCCATTTCTGCAACAGGTATAGGTGCTGCTTCGGCAAGAGCTGGTTTGGCTGGACTCGCGTATGGAGCTGGTGGTGCAGAAGGAGTGACGGAAAGAGTGGGTCCAGCATTGTCTACTGGATTTGTGTCTGGTTTGGGTGGTGGTGTCACGCAATTAGTTGCAAGACCTGTAGCTAAAGTGGCAAAAGAAGTAAAGGCATCTTTCCAAAAACCTGAAAAAATGGGCAAACAAGCAGCACAAAAATTAGTAAAAGATGCCCTAGATTACGATAAAACAGATATAAATTCAGCAATACAATATATAAATGATAGAAGCGGAAAAAAGTACGCTTTAGCAGATATTGGACCAAATTCTAGAGCTTATTTAGACGCGGTTAATGTTTTACCTGGTACAGCAAAAAAGAAAGCACAAGATTTTTTAAAAGAAAGAAATGAAGGCATGTTGCCTAGAATTAAATCAGATTTACAAGAAGCATTTGGATCTAAAGCATCCTATTTTGATTCATATAAAGCATTAGAATCTGCAAGGTCAGGAGGTGGTAAAGTATTGTACAAAAAAGCTATGGAGAAAAAAATACCCATTGATAACGAATTTGTAGAGTTATTGAAAAAACCAAGCGCAAGAAATGCTTTTAAAAAATCATATGAATTGGCAGGAGAAGCGGGTGTAAAACTTCCAAGAATCAATTTACAAAATGGCAAAATGTTTACAGAACAAGGATATGTTGTTAAAGCAATAGACACAAAACTCCTACATTGGATGAAACTAAGTCTAGATGATGCAATTTACAATGGAAGATCTCCATTAAGCGGAGTTGGTGTTACTCAATTAAATTTACAAAAAGCAACTAAAAATGATTTTCTAGATTATATGGATAAACACAACAAGACATATAAAAGAGCCAGGGATGAGTGGTCCGGAAAAACGGCTATTATGGACAAATTAGAACTAGGCAGAAAGTTTGATGCTCCAAAACAAAATGTAGAAGAAATAGCAGAAGAAATAGCCACAATGTCTAAATCTGAACTAGAAGCATTTAGAAATGGAGTCTTAAATAATATAATTGAAAAAATGGAAAAATCTGTTGCTATTGGTGGAAGAGGAGCAAACATGGCTTTTAATATTATAAAAACACCTAGAAGCAGAAAATTACTTAGAAGCACATTTGAGCCTGGAAAATCTGGAGATGCTAAATTTAATAAATTTATAGACAACCTAACAGATGAAATTGATATAAAAGATACTTCTAATTTAATAGTAGGAAACAGCGCAACCGCTGGTAGACAAGAAGCTGTATCTACTGTTAAAGGCTTGATGGATGCTAGTGACTTTCAAAATTTAAGTCCGGTAGGTTTAGTTTATAGTATGTTAAAAGCAGACAATCCACAGTTGCAAGAAAGAGCAGCTAGAGCAGCAGCAGATGAATTAACAAGAATTTTAATAGAAAAAAATCCAGCGTCTTTAAAAATGATTGCAAAAGAATTGTCTGATAAAAAAACTTTTTCTGGTATTTTAGGAAGCTATATACCAAAAAGTTTTGAAAATATTGTAAAAACACCAGTTAGTCCGCAAGTTATTGCATCACAAGCAAATGTTGTTGGAGGTGGTGATCTTGGAGTAAAAACACCCAGCATGGAAGAACTGCTAGAAAGAATGAATAAATTAGAACAACCAACGCCACAATAACCACATGGCGCGCCAAACAGAAAGAGTTGGCCGATCTGGAGAATATTTAGTAGCCTCGGTGCTTTCTACCCTTTCTGATACTGTTACCGTGATGCCACATGGTTCTAAAGCCGACATCATCTTTGAGGTTGGCCAAACTCTTTACAAGTGCCAGGTCAAAACACAAAAGCAAATAGAGAAAGCTAGAAAGAGTTGGAGGTTTGATCTTAGGTGCGGATCTCATTCTAGGAATAGGTTTTATAACAAAGGCGATATAGATGTGTATGCTTTAGTTGCATTAAATTGTCAGAAGGTAATGTTTTTCTTTCCAGATGGGAGCAAGCAAATATCTGTTAGAGACAAAGATATCCAAGCGATTGACTCGCTAAAAAATGTAGAAGATCTATTTAAAGAGCTTCAATGTCAACAGACACCATAGGATCTTCGTAATGCTCAACAGAGTTCATACCTAAAGATATTAGATACTCAGCTACCTTGTGTGGTTCTTTCTGCTCGCTTTTACAAAAATCCTTAAACTTTTTAGCAAGATGTTTGTTTACATATATTGGTTTTCTTCCGTTTCTTTCTTTAAGAATCGGATCGTCAAACTCATATAGGTTCATAGTTACCTCATTAATCAAGAGAAACTTCTACAGAATATTTACCAATGTCATTACCCTTAGAATCTACACCATGTACCATTTGTAACTCAAGATCTATAAAGTGTTTAGCTTTTAGTAAGTCAGTCACTCTATCACTCTTCTCGCCTTTACTTCTGGTTATGTACTTAAGACAACTACCAAGGTTGTATGACAAATTGTTAGCGTATATATAATCTATAGGCTGTATTCTGGATTGCTTGTAATGCGTTCCAGCTACTTGGTTATTAGTAGCAAGCTTGTCTATTGCTTGATCCCAATCCTTTTCATCTCCTGTGTTCATATGTGCATATACAGTTTTATTCATAAAATTTCTCCACTTTTTTATTATTATACTACTTGTAAATTAGTAATATTGGTATATTATAAACAAAAATATTAATAAAAGGGAAATTTATGGAAATATTAGAAAAGAATTTTGACATATCAAACACCATAGAAGTTGACGAACTCGCAGACAGGTGGGGAGTTAGCAAGAAAACAATTGATAATAGAAGGTATAGAGGACAAGGTCCTAGCTATTTCAAGATTGGTGGCAAGATTAAATATGATCTTGATGATGTGAAAAGAATGGAACAAGACTCTTATATTTCTGTAAATGGCACACGCTAAGTTAAGTCCGTCATCTGCAAAGATATGGATGGCATGTCCAGGTATGCCACAATTACTTGCAAGTACAAACGTAGAATACAAGGTAGGCATACCTGCTGCTACTGGTACATTGATTCACGAAATGGTAGAGACACTACTTAAAGGTAGGTTGAATAACTTAACCATAGAAGAATATTATCTAGGTACTACACATCATGTAGAAGACTTTGACATCACAGTTGACCAAGACATGATTGATTGTGCTAATGATTATGTAGACTATATAGATCAAAGAGTACAAGAGCTAGATATCAAAAGACCTTTGATTGAAGAAAGGGTAAACATGCCAGAGATACATACAGATCTATGGGGAACAGCAGATGCTATTCTTATTGGTGAAGACACCATAGAAATAATAGATTTAAAGACAGGTAAGTGGGCGGTTGAAGCAGATAACCCACAAATGCGTATCTATGCGTTAGGTGCATTGACTAGATACGGTGATGACTGCACAGTACAAATGACTATCGTACAACCAAGAGGTTGGCACAAAGATGGTCCTATTAGATCATATTCCATATCAGCTATTAACTTAGTTGATTGGGCTTATGAAACTTTGAAGCCAGCAGCTGATGCTTGCTATGAAGAAATACCCACATATAACTATAGTAAAGACGGATGCCGTTGGTGTAATGCTAAAGACGTATGTGATACATATAAACAAAACCAAAAGGGAGACTAAAATGGTAGAAGAAAATACAAATCCAACCTTCAGCTTTGAAGATGGTGGTACAGAGTATAGCTTTGATGATCTAAATGATGAGCAAAAGCTATCCTATAATAAATTAGCAGTCGTTGAAAAACAAAAGAATGATTTTGTTGCTAACGCTAATTTTGAAGTAGAGAAGTTAGACATACTAAGAGCTGAATATTCTAAGAGATTAAAAGACTCTATAGAAAGCGAACCTGTAATAGAGGTGGCTGAGTGAGTCTAGCTAATATAAGACAGAAAGCAAAACTAAAACCACCAATCATGGTCATCTATGGACCTGGTGGTATTGGTAAGACAACCTTTGGCGCGACTATGAATAAACCAATTATAGTACAAGCTGAAGATGGTATCGGTAAGATTGAATGTCCACATTTTCCTGTGGCTAAATCTTATAACGAGTTTGTTGGTAATCTTAAAGCATTAATAGATGATGAGTCTGAATTTAAAACTGTCGTTATAGATAGTTTGGATTGGTTAGAAACATTAATGCACGAACATGTTTGTGAAAAGAATGGGTGGCCAGATATATCTGCACCAGCCTTCGGAAAAGGTTACAGCGCTTGCATAGAGGTATGGAAGGAGTACTTAACCTTATTAAACCAATTAAGAGATAAAAGTTTTACTATCTTACAAATTGCACACAATGAAGTTAGAAGGTATGAAGATCCATCTAGCGAACCGCATGACAGACATCAAATCAAGTTGCACAGAAAAGCAGCTGACTTGGTGATAGAACACAGCGACGCGGTATTCTTTGCTAATTACAAGATAGGTACTATCCAAGTAAAAGGCAAAGGCGGTGGTATGACTACCAAACTTAAGCAAGGTGATAGAACTATCTTCACTCAAGAAACACCAGGCTTCCAAGCTAAGAACAGATTTGGTCTGGATAATGAGATGCCTTTTGATTGGAAAGAAATCAGAGAGCAGATGTTGAGATGAACGAGATATTGCTATTAGAGTACAACGAGTATGATCCTGGTGAAGATCCACAGTATACAGACGGTTATTGTAACTACTGCGGGTCTGAAGAGGATGATTGCGTTGAATATAAATGTTGGATTTAAAAAAGGAGTAAATAATGGATTTAACAAATTATGATGTAAATACTGTCGGTGAAGGCAGAGGACAAGTAGAGCCAGGCAGACATGTTTTGCATTGGCAAGGTGAAGAAGAGGCGTTGATAGAAGGTAAGAACGGCTGGCGCGGGTGCAAGATGTATTTTGAGGTGGGTGATTCTGGTATAAGAATTGGCCATGTTTTTTCTGTTGCGCATAACAACGCTGCTGTGGTTGATAAAGGCATTAAGTCAATGCTACTTATGGCGCAAGCTATGGGTATTAAAGAACCACCAAAAGATACTT